TTTCAGGTGGTGCTGCTATTGCCCAATATAAATAAGTTTCATTATTTGTATTATAAGAAACATCTGTATTTATAAGTTGAAAACCATCTGAATAAAAATCAACAGCAGTATAAGTTCCCTCTGCATTATCTAAAGATGGGTATATCTCTTTATTTATTGGATTTGAAGGGTTTCTTGCACTATCTAATATTCTCCAATTAGTTGAACCTGAACTTGAACATTTTATCATTAAAAACGCAGGTTTAAATCCAGTTTCAACCAGTGGACCGTTTGCATTTCCGTTTCCTGTATAAGAGCCAATTTTTTGGTAACCATCTACATCGTGAAAACAATAAGCGATCATTGTTGCTGAAGCTGATCCTGACTCTGCTGCAAAAGTTGTTGAATTTGGGGCTGTTAAAGAACTATCGGATTTTGCTGAATTACTATCTAATATTAAATCATCAAAACTTCCATCTATTGCAGTAGTCATAAAATGCCAAGCACCTGATGTGTCCTTTTTTTTGATAAGTACAGCTTTTGGCGTAGTCGCAAGTCCGTGCCCAACACGAGCAGAATTGTTTCCGTTTGTTGTATAAGTAACAATAGATATACCTGCATCATCATTAACTTGAACTGTACTTGTTATATCTCCAGTACCATCAGAAGCAGTAGTTCCTCCATTAACTTTCCAACACCAGCCAACATAAGTAACAGCATTTTGATTAACGTAATAATTTTCACTTGCTCCACCTGGATCATTAACTGTAAATCCACCAGAACTAAAAGCAGTAACACCTGCGCTGTTAGATGTACGATCAATTTGTGCTCCATTTTGGTTAGGAGTTAATACCATCGAAACTCCTCTTATTGTATCAAATAAACTATGGTGTCCTGATTCGCTTCTTGGTTTTAGCCAAATTATGTCTGGCGTAAAATTCACTCCATATTTCCAAGTAATATTTGAAGCTGTTCCATCATAAGCTCCTGTTTCATCATTAGCATTTCCGTTTAATCTGTATAATGCTGTTGCTGTTTTTCCTGTTGGAAAATTAACCTTAAAAGAATTAGCATAAGATTCATTATATAAAGAAGTAACTTCGGAAGAACTTAATGCACTATCATAAACTCTTACTTGGTCAAATAGTCCTGTATATTCATAATTTGTGTGGTCAGTATAATTACCAAACACTAATGGATTACCAACTTGAGAACCAGAATTTATATTAACACTTAATATTTCACTCGCATTAACATAGAGTTTTAGAGTAGATCCTTGAGTTTTAACTAAAGCAACGTGCTTCCATTGTCCATCATTATAAGTACTTGAACTTTCCGCCGAGTTTGAAGCGCCCCCATAATTAGTCCACAATCTGAATTTTCCTGCTGTTGGATTACCAAATTCTACTGAAAACCCATACGACCCAGAACCACTTCCATAAGTATTAAATAATGCGATGGTATCAGTAGCCGTTGTTTTCATCCACAAAGAAATAGAAAAAGAAATATCTACCGTAGAGGTAGCCTGAATACCTCCTGCTCCAACGTTTATTATCGAATTGCTACCATTAAAACTTGCAGCAGCATCATATTTACCTCCGTTTATAGATTGAGATGTTCCATTTCCTGTATATAAAACAGTTCCAAAATTATCTCTTGGGTCGAAAACACTTGGAGCATCTCCAGTAGCACCTCCTAATAATTTGTCATTTATTGCCATTAAGAAATATTTATATCGTAAATAACTACATCTCCTTTTTTAGTTAATGCAGAAATTTCTGACTCTTTTGTTTCGACAGTTGATTTTATTGCTGCTCTTGCCGAAGTAATATCACTCGGTATTTCTGTGTCTAATTCAGCTTTACGAATTATATACCAATCTGTCTCTTGTAGCTTACTGTTTGCTAATGATTTTAAATGGTTTATTTGTCGAGTTTTTAATTCCGCTAATGTTTCTGTCCAAGTCTTATTTGTTTTTGTATAGTTGTAAACTTGATTAACTGAATCAAATTTTGGACTTGCAGATAAATTATGTATTTCTGAATTATATCCGTCAGGATAATTTAAGTCATAAATTCCATGAGCCAATAATTCTTCGTTTGACAAATTTTTACCACCCCCCATTACAGACCCTATACTAGAAGTAAAGCTGTCAGGCACGCTGTTATAAATTGTTAATTTTCCGTTGTTACTTAATATTTTCATAATTCTATTTTTAAGAAGCTATTTGACTAATTATATACCACGCTTCATTTACTGCAACCCACTTTATTTGTATTAGATTTTTAGCAGAGCCAGTATCTGAATAAGTTCCACTGACTTTGTTAAATGTACAAGCCGAACCATTTGAAGTTCCTAAAGTGGCAGTATAAGAACCCCCACCACCAGTAACAACAAAACTCTTCATATCACCAATTACTACATTTGTAAAGTTTAAAGTAAAACTATGCCCAGCAGTGAAAGTAAATACATCACTTAACGAAGTGTCTACTGCTATTGTAGCAGCAGAAGATAAAGCTGTAGCGCTTGTATATTCAACAGCTAATTTTCCAGAAGTAATTTGGTCATCTGCTATATGAGCTGTATCAATAGAGCCATCTGTATAATGCTCTGAATTAATTGCATCGTCAGCTATTTTAGTGCCATCTACTGCGTCTGAAGCAATCATAGCTGTAGCTACTTGTACTTCAGCAATAACGCCAGTAGAAGTGTTCCCTAGAACCCTATTAGCAGTTCCTAAATTTTGCATCTTAGCATAAGTAACAGCATCGTCAGCAATAGTTAAAGCTGTCGTTCCTGTTACATCTCCAGTATGAGTATCCAGGCTCACAGTTACAGCTCCTACGCTTTGGTCAACTGATAAACCTGTCCCTCCTGTTATTGAATTTACTTCGCCAGTGGTTTCGTCTCCATAAATTTCATCGAAATTTGACTGAATCTTAACCATGGCAGCCCTGAGGCTATCGCCAGTCCCATCATTGGCAGAAGTTCCTGTATTTAAATTTTGTTGAGCCATTGTTTATATTTTAATATTCTGTATTATCTATTGTTGTTGTTGTACTATCGCATAAAAGCGTAGTAATATCTATTGTTAAGGTTGAACCGTCAGCAGTTGTTGGATATATACCACCCCAAACAGAGTTAACCTCACCAAACCAACTTATTTTATATATAGCACCCCAACTCATACTCCACCAGCATCACTAGGGTAAATACCACCCCACCCACTAGAAGCATCTATATCTCCAAAATGAGAGTCGCTGTATATTTCTCCAAATTTGTTCATAGTACCCAGTCTGTGTTAAACGATTCATATTGAGGGCTTACGTCCTCATTGCTATTTGAAAACCATTCAGGATAAGAAGCAGAAGCATTAAAACTCATATGGTCTAAAAACCTTTGTGTATAGCTTTCAGCTCTGTCCTTTTCCATTTGTATCAAATCTTTTATCTCTTCAGAAGAGGCTTCTGTAGCATTTTCTGAAGTGTGTTTATAAACCCCTTTATTAGTAACCTTAATACTAGCACCTTTAAAAAACTCAGCGAGTGTTAAGTGAATTAATATGGGTTTTATATAATTATTAAGCAGAGACAAATAAGGATTTGCTAAAGAGTCTCCTGCTATATCACTTGTTAGTTTATTGTATAAGTCAGTACCTATAACACCCCTTAAATTTTGTGTTTGAGTGATGTGTAAACTCGGTATAATGAGATTTGCGTCAATATTGCCATCTAGGTTTTGACTCTTTCTTACTATGTCATTTTTTGTGCAAAATAGTACGTCTGCCATATCTTATTGTATTACGGTTTTCCTTTATTTGGTCTCTGGTTTGGTGGAGTTGCCTCATCTCCTTTTGGTTTTAAAGAAGGGACGTTAGCTACTTTTAAATCGTTTTCTAAATCCTTAGTTTCACTATTAGGCAAAAAACCTCCTTTAGTGTTTCTTTTTCTAAAGAACAGTAGACGCTTCCATGCGTGTTTACAGTAAGCGCCTCCAGCATAATCAAACAAATCGTAGCTAGAGCTACCACTTTTTGCTAGCTCGCTATTAACTCCAGCATCGCTCATTTTATTAATATCCTCTATAGTGTATAACATACCATGAGTAGTACCTGTATTTCTAGCCATCATAACCTGACAAAACTCTCTTTCAGGGTCTTTGTTACCATAGTAAACATATCTGACCTTATATAAGCCTTTGTCTAAAGAGCTTTTTTTAGTAGGGTCAGATTTAATAGAGCTTTCACCAGAAAATAGATTTAATTTATGAAGTGTTAACTCCTCTTCATAGCTCCCAGCATCGTCTTCACCTATTAATTCCCACTCCTCGCTTAACTCCTCTCCAAAGTCTTCTAAATTATCTAAAACAGCCTTCTCAAACTCTTTAGTCATTTCTGGTTTTTGACTAGAGAGCTTCTCTCCAGTCTCCTCTTCTCTTTGTTCGTTAGTTACAGCGTTTTCTAAGTCTGTAAACTCAATCGGAGTTAGTGTTTGTACATATACTTTCAGAGCAATACCATTCACAGCAAGTATATCGTCAATAGCATCTATAATATCACTCTGGTAGGGCTTTATTATCAAGTTTTCAAAGAGATTTTGTGCATTTTTTATCTCTTCTGCGTTTGACCCTAGCCCTTGATTACCGTCTCTTATACCTACAAGTAAAGGTGAGGTTATTCTATGACCCAGTAATAGCTTACGAGTACACTCTTCACTGATATATTGGTATACATCTGCTGCATCGCTTACTGATATATCCTCTATTGTAGTCTTGTTTTCAGCACTATCTGAGAAGCTAACGATCACTTTTTCACCATTTGCTCCTGTTAATTTGTCTAGTATCTGCTGTTTTATCATGTTCTGTTTCTCAGGCGTAGGCACGCCATTTACAAAACTCACGATTTTGGTTCCCGAAAACGAGCAATCGACCTCATTTACTAGGTATTCGCTTATAGAACACTCTAATTTTCCATAATTTAATGACCCACACCAATCTGGAACGCTATAATAGTGCATTGAAGGTATATGCCTACGAATTATATACACTTCATTACTAGCTCCAGAGCCAAATACAGGTATTCTAGTGAGTTTATCGCCTTTTTTATAGTCAGACCACTTAGGGTGGTAGTAATAAGCGTTTATTTTGCCTTTTTTATCGCATTTTTCAGCTCTTAGGGTCTCTCTGTTAAAATGAGACACCTCAATTACCTTTTTTTTGTTATAAGTTACCTGGAAAGCAGCCTCACCCAGTAATTTAAGGTCTAAAGCTATTCTTTTAAGGTCTTTTTTCTTAAAAAGCTGTATGAACTTAGCATATTCGTCTGGTTTTCTATTTGAGTCTAGTGCTGAGAACCCTTTTCCTACTATTTGATTAACAACTCCATTAATAATAGAGTGGGAGGTAGGGCTATTTAAATAAACGTCAATTAACTCGCTATAAAATGAATTATCATAACCCCATGCAATAAAATCCTCATTAACGTCCTCAATAATCTCTGGAGTTTGATAAGCTGCTAAATTTACTATGTGAAAATCGCTATTATTCATAAACTAAGTAGTCATTTGTGCTACTGGTTTCAAAAGTGTACTTACCAGTATTAATTGAGTAAGTTGCAGCACTTTGGTCAGTAACAAATAATTTATCTCTATATAAAACAGCGTTTGTAACAGTATTTGTTATCTCTAGCGTATAAGTTTGATCTTTATTTGCATCAAAACCAAAATTAGCTGTATAAGTATAATAATACTTCAGTGCTGTAAATGAGCTTACTGTTTGATTGTAAACTTCTGTGTTTTGTTGTTCGTTTTTTATTAAAACTTTAAAAATAGCTGAGCCAGTAGGGCTATATACTTTTGGAATAAAGTTTAAAGTATGACTTGACGAACCTCTGTCTAATATCGTCATGCTTTATTCTATTATATACGTTGCTAAACTAGATTTAACTCTTTTTGTCTTTTTTAAAATTTCCAGAGCATCGTCTAACTCTATTTCTTTTAAAAATTGTGCTGAAGTGATTGTTTTCCATTCACTTTCATTAAAAGCCTTACGCTTTATGTTTTTTTCTTTTGATGTTTTGTTTTTTGCCATAGTTTTTAATTTATTATGTTTTGTAGGTGGCAACCACTAAGGTTAACCACCTTAACAAAACACAAAGTATTTCTAGCTGTTTGTTCCTACAGTAATTGTTTCAGAACAACTAGACCAGCCAGCAGTCGGGTTAGAACTAGTAGCACCGTCACAAAAGTTAGGTGGCAAAAGCTCTTCAGACGTAAACTCTAAAGTATATTGAGATGCATCAGCCATTCCTCCACCAGTTTCAATACTAGCTGAAGTTAGTTCGCACCCATGCTCTTTGCCTAATAGCAAAAAGTTAGAATTTCTATCTTCTATTATAATTTGAGGACGACCATAAGCCAGAAGCTTAAGCTCTTTATTGTCCTCTTTCGTTAATTTTGGTAACGATAACGATAATACGCTGGAAAAGTAAGCCGTACCAGCATCTCTGCTGACATTAGCCGTTGTAACCATTGTATTACCACTACCTTTGACATCATATTGAAATAAGGTAACAGTACCTGAAGCATCTGTTATCTCATCGTTAGACCCCACTGTTAGAGTGCCTAACGCATTATAATCGCATAACCAAACTCTATTTATGCCACCAACTACGTCTTTACAGTTAGTCGCTCTTCCTTTAGTAATTAAACAAGCCATAAGTATTGGTTTTTAGATAGTTAGACAATTATTATGTATAATATACAATCTCAGCACCGTTAGCGATATTAACACCAGCAGAACCTCTTAAGATTACTCTTGAATTTTGAGAGCCATCAAATTTGCTCATGTCTATAACAGACACTTGGTTTAATTCGCTGAATAAAGCTGTAGAAAATATTAAATTAGATTTTCTAGTTGCAATCATATCGTTATCAGGCATACCTGGAGCGTGGAACACTTTTACTCCTTCGAAGTAAAGTTCTTGCTGTCCTCTATACCATTGCGGTCCTTCGTCTTTTACACCAGCTGCACCTAATCCAGAAGCACCAAATCCTCCGAGAGCCGAGACATAGTTTTTGAAAATATTTGTAGATACATATAAGTATAAGTCATCAGCACCCCAAACAGTGTTAGGAATTGCAGCAGTTACCTTGCCCATCTCTGCCACAGCGTTTGAAGCTGTCACAGTAGTACCAGTAACATCAACAACTGCTGAATCAGCAGCAGCTAAAACAGTGATACCATTATAAACACCTGAAGTAGCAGTAGCTCCTTGCCAGATATTATTCTCTTGAGCAGCAGCAACTTTTTGTACGACATGCTCAATTACAAAATCGCCTAAATCTTTAGCGATTCCACTTTTGATTCCCTTCATTTGAAGAGATTCCCAAGTTGAACGATAGTTTTTAGTACAAAGTTCAAGATTTACCTGAAACTCTTCTGGTTGTAGAACAATTTCAGTAGTTGTTAGCGTACCTGTAGCTGTAAAGTCACAAGTAGCGTCTTTAATTAAGTTAGCGTCTGAGTTAAGGACTTGAATTACTTCTTTTCCTTGAATGTTATCTCTAACATCAATAACACCAGCAGCTAATGTTTTTCCTGATAGTAAAGCAGCACTAAGATAGCCTGCAGCTTTAGAACCACTATACGAATTATCAGAAAAAGTATGAGTTGTAGCCATAATTTAAAATTTATTTATTAGTTATTATATTGTTGAATTATTTGGTGAACTAAACGAGCGTGAGCTGTCTGGTGCGTTGGCATGTTAACCTCGCTTTCAGTAACGGCTTCTGGATTGTGAGCAATAGGCTCTACAACTTCAGCAGTCATTTCAACTTCGTTTACCTCTTCTTGCTTAGCTTCAGCCAAGTCTTCTTTTTTGCTTTCTATCATAGCCTTTAATTCAGCAATGCTAGTGCTTAGTTTTTCGACCTCTTCTTTAGTAGCATAAACTACTTTGTGAGTCGTTTCTTCTGACTTAACAGAAGTAGGTTCTTCTGTAGCTTCAACGTCTTCTTTTTCTTCAGTAGACGCTTCTTCTTCAGACCCAGCTTCTTTAATCTCTGCAATTATACCTTCTTCTTTAACTGATAAAATCCTAGAATCCTCTAAAGAATATTCACCAATAGGTAGGGCTATCTTTTCCTCGCCTTCACCTACGATAAATACCTCTTTATTAGCTTCAAAACTTTCAGCCTCAATTTCAGTACCATTGTCAAGTTTCATAGTAGCTAGCTCAACCTCTTTAGAAACCTCTTTTTCAGACGTTTCTTCTGTTAGTTCTATTCCTAGAACTTTCTTAATTTCGGTAAGTATTTCTGTAGCTTTCATTTCTATAAAATGTTATATATATATAACGTATGACAAAGTCAAAGTCGGTCATATTTTTACACTTATTTTAAATAGCTCCAATACCTTGAGCATGATTTTCACCAGTACAACACTTTTTATCATAAGTTTTTTTGTCTGGACATAAACAAGCCCTGTTTCCACCTTTACGATTTATACTACTAACTGTTCTAAGTTTTTTACGCTTCATTTTTTAATAGTTTACTGATTTGCTTAACTAAAGCAGATGCCTGAGCCTCTTCTTTTATAGTTTTATCTTTTGGTCTTTCTATTGTAGAGTCTGTAAAGAAGGCTTCAATAGAAAATCCGCGAACTTTGCCTTTTTTTACATATTCATTCCAAACCTCATCTGAGTTTACTTTCATAGATACAGCCCAAGTTCCTACTGGCAAATCCATACCATAAAGAGCAGACTTATCTGTTTTAGAATTTTCAACAATCCAGCTTTCTACAACGGTTAAACCTTCTAGGTCTACATTGTGTTCTAGAGTAGCATTGTTTTGATTCCCTTTTTTGAAAAATAACTCAGAGGCTTTACGAACTGTATCTTTGCTGAAAAATATGTAATAGTCATCTGAGCCATCTTGAGACTTTCTATATATAGGGCGGTTGGGCGTTAGGGCTGCTCCAAGAAGCAGTCTTTTTTCTTTGTCTATTTCAGCAAGTTTAACCTCATCACTTTTTAAAGCCACCCAGTTCTCTTCAATAGCTGGATTTTCAACAAGGCTAATAGCAGAGATGCCGTTATCCTCGTTCTCTTCGTCTAATATTAATTCTATAATTTTCATAATTTTTATTTTATTGATTACTTGTTTTACGCCTTTTTGGAGTAACTATAGTGCTCCCAGCAGTTCCTGTATAAGATTTAAAATGCCAGTCAAGAGCTTTTATAACATCCTCTTTGTCTAGCTTTAATTCAAATGATAAATCGGCAGTCCATTGTGACTTTAGTTTACCGTCTATAATTAATATAATAACTGGAACTGCATTAATGCTAGCTTTCAAACTTGGAGCTTGATTTTCTAATAATGCATAATCTTTTTTTATAGGAATACCATTATACTCCTTTGGCAAAGTGCTTAACTTTACATCGTTTCTTTTATTCCATTCAGCATTTATTTCTAAAAGTTTTATTTCAGGTTGTTGAACACTAAATAAGAACATCATTAAAATTGCTATATATTTCATCTCTTCTTTTTTGTAGTGTTAATCTCATATAATCTCTCTTCTATTTTATCTAAGGTTTTACCATTTTCGTCAACCTTTTTTTCTGTATTTAAAATAGTCTCTCTTATAAGCTGATCTTTTAAATCGTATTCAGTTCTACTTACTTCTGGCTTTGGTAATTCTTTAGCTTCTTCAATGTCGGCTTGCAAAGCAAAGTAAAAACCTACTAAGGTGAATATGCCTACAGCTATTGCTATTAAGGATTTAATACTTATTTGAAATTTTGAATCTTCGTTTAACTCTTTCATAATTTTAATTTTAACCTAATGACGCACTTTCAACAATATTTCTATCGAGTGCCTGTGCGCTTGACACTTCGTTAGAAACTACAAAAGCCTTTACTGGTTTATTTTGAGTACCAGCTATAGTTTCAGCTAACTGATTTTGTGAGTTTGCACCTACTACATTAAAAGAAGGGGGTTGAGACTTAGCAGCTCCACTTCCAGTAACTCCTAAACTTGGAGAACCTCCACCTCCTCCTGGAGTTTTAGTAGATAATATCTTTTTAACATTTGCCATACCAGCGACAACTGCAGCACCTGCAGCGATAGCTCCTAATGCTGGACCTACAACTGGAATAGCAGCCATAGACTCATAGGCTTTAGTAGCAGAAGAGAATGTAGAGATAGTTGCAGCAGCAGCAGCAGCAGCTTTTCCAGCAGCACTCTCTTTGCCCATAATAGTAGCCATATCATTCAAAGCACCAGCAGCCATATCTAACTTTTGCTGTGTAGTTATATCAGCCCATTCTAGTTCAGCTTCAGCAGCACCTTGATTTAACTCATCTAGTTTTTTATCTCTAGCAGCTTTTAGGTTTGTTGTATCTAAGCCATTTTGCTCTGCTAAAAGAATAAGATTATCGTAATGCTCTTGAGTTTTTTGAATTTCTAAAGCTCTTTTTTCGTCTTCACTTACAGCCTCAGCATCTCTTATTTGTTTCTTTATATCAGCTAAACTTTTTTCAGCTTCTAAGTCAGCAGCATCTTGAGCATCTTTGTCGGCTTT